CTTAGCTGTTTAGCAAGTGTCACTAAGCCTCGAGACGTTACACGTCCGGATTCGGAACCCGGTACGTAGAACGATTCAAGGTAGGGTGGAACATGAAGGTCTGTATGTGGTATTGGCAGGTTGCCAGGGACCACGGAGACCCGTGTCATCAAGACACGACCCAAGTCAGCAATTGTGTTGGCTAGGGGTGACATGTTCGCCCGGTGAGCATGTTGTTCGAGCAAAATCCTAGTCCGTCTCTGCAAGGAGACTGACGGTTTCGGCTCGGAAGGACGGACCCTTTCTACGACCCTTTCAGCGAGGGAAGTGGATACCATCTCCTTGTAAGGAGATGGAGGGATCCATCCGCAACCACCTAGATACCTTGGTAAGGTACACAAGGTGGGAACAACATCCAAAAGTGACCTTGGGACCAAAGGAAGAACCTTAGGTCCAAAGACGGATAGCAGTTCCATGACATTTGAGCTCCTAATAGGGGCCCATTTGTACTTCGGAATCACCGAGTTGGCCGTAATAACTTTACCACCAAACTCTGCTATCTCTGTTGATGTAAGACATTTCTCAACACTGACTTTGCAGCCAAGAGTTAACAATGCCTTCCGGTAAGCGTTGTGTACTCCCGGTGACGATATGCAAATGTCGTCACCAAGGATTACATAATCCTCATCGCTAGCCCCACACTCTCGCAAGAGAGCATGATGGGAAAGGGCAAACAATGGGAACGAAGGACCAAGACCAAGGGGTTGACCCCTGGTAAATCTCTTGTCGCCTTCCGGTGTTGACCAAACACCTCCTACGTACCTCTCCATTACCATTTTATGGTAGGGTACGAGTTTTGCACTTTCTCGTCCAGGATTATTTCTTGTACACTGTTGTAAAACAGCGTACAAGAGGGTCTTCTGGTACGGCCACGGAAAGAGGTTGGTTGCGTCAGACAAGTCAACAGTGTAAACCGTTTTCTTGTCTTGCAACCATTTCTGTACTTTACGTACACCCCTTTCCTGATCATGGGTGCAATCACTGGGAATACGGGTCAGGATCCTCAAAAGGAGGTCCTTAACCGGGTTCAAGAATACCTGTCCTAACCTTATCGGGTTAGCAATGACACGTAACTTAAAACCAGGCTCTTGGATAAAACCAAGGGAACCCACGTAATGGTGTGATGTAGGCTTTCCGAGCCTAGACCACGCTCCACTGGCGCTATATCCCAGAATTGGGATCAACTCATCCGGTAGGAAGCTATACGCTCCGTGCTCTTTCGAGTTACGGATCGGGCCCCATAACGGTGAGTCAACCGCCATTGCAAGATCTCGGCCCAAGTCCATCTCCGTCCGTGCCCCTGTGCCCTTACTAACGTAAGGGGACCCAGAGTCATAGTCAGAGTCATTTGGAAGCCTCGGAAGTCCCTTCTGGGACGAAACCGGGCTTTCCAGGTACGGCCTTGGAACCAAATTCTCCTGGGGTGTAATCCCTACGATCCATCTTACGACGGATTCGTTGGGCACTACATCCAGACCTGTTAGGTCACTAGATTCCATTGAGGAATAGAACTTGGATAGTTGTGCATCAGTTCTTTCGTCAGAGACGAAGAACTGGTACACATTGACGAGATGAAGACGTGTCACAAGTGATACGTTCCTATCGACAATAAACTTGCCCCAGGCACCTTTTAGGTAACCTGAGTCAGGCTTAACCAAGCTTGGATCCAGTAGGATGGTTTTAAGAGTTTTAAACCTCTTAACAACATACTCTACTCCAGAGCCTAACTTCCAAGTATTTAACTCGGAATAAAGTGCCCCTGCTCTCCGAGCAGGGATGCTAAAACAGCTAGCTGTGCGATGAAAGAGTCTTTCATTCATACATAATTAAATTTATGAGACATGATAGGCACCAATTTGGAGATCGCTCCGGAAAAGCAACCACAACCCCGGTTAACCCGGGG